CCCATTTCAATAAGTTCTGATCTTGTCTTTAATACTTTATGTGCAACAAAATTTGCATCTTCAATAGACTTTGCAGTTCTTTGAATTAAAAATTCTTCAGGTGGGATATTTTCTATTTTAACTTTGCCAGAACTTGTAGTTCTTTTAATAATACAATTATATAATTTAGGAGTTGGTATATCCTCCATTACTTGACCTTGTGCTTCGGCTAATGCTTTTATTTGATCTAATTGTTCTTTTGCTTTTTCGTCAACAAAACTTTCTTCTTCAACAACCTCAACATCATCATTATCAACTAATATTTGATATTCTTGTTCGTTTAAATTTTCGTAAGTTTCTTGCTCAACCTTTTCACTTTCATCCCAATAAACTTTTACAATTCCATTCTTTTCAATTAACGCATCCTTAAACCAGGTATATAAAATTGAAAAACCATTATTATCTTTATTGAAGATATAATTAATATAATTAGTTGCTTGTTCGGCAAGTGCAATATCTTCTGCTTTTACTGGTTCGCATTTTACAGTTTGTTCAGATGCTGTAAAAATTTTAAGTAAGTTTGGAAGTATTGTTTCAACAGTGTCTGCAACATCAGTTGATACAACTTGTGATCTGCCATCAATCTCAGTACCTAATGGTTCTCCCATGTAGTATTCTAAAGATTTCTTTCTTTGGGAAGATAGGTTTCCACCCATATAACCCATAGCATTGTTTATCTCTTGACCAATAATATTTCTTAATTCAAATTCTGTTGTTTTGTCTGCCATATTAAACTATATAATTTGTTTCGACTGGTATTTCTTCATCCCAATCACTAACTTCCACACCCTCACCTACTATGCCTGTTCTAAAAGCATCAGCACAATGAGAAGCATAGTTGTGCATTGGTTTATTTCTAAAACATTGGTTCTTGTCGTCCCATCTTTTTTGGTAAGCCTTTAAATTTTCAAGAGCTTTCTGACATTTATTTTTGTCAAACCAACAATTAGGAAGTGCTTTTCTGACAGCTTCAATCCCATCTTCAATAGATAGTTTTGGTGCTACCTCAAAAGCAATACCTAATTCCAAAGCACTCTCTAATCTTGATTTACCAAAATTACCTATCTCCCTAACCTTAATATCATGTGGAGCTATATGCTTTGAATACTCATAATCTTTTCGATTTATGACATCTACATAGTGATCTAAACCCTCACCAGCAGATTCATAATAATCTATTAATCTGATTTCCCCTTTATACCTTTGGACAAACCATATCGCTGTACTGTCATTAAGACCTAAATCCCACCATGTTTCAGTATCAAGGTTCTCATCATACAGATTGTCTGTAATCTGTCCCTGTGCCTCTAATTTTTCGATTAAAGCACCATAATAAGAGCCTGTTATGGCAGCTTGGAAACTGCACTCAAATTCTTGATCGTATAAATCCTCAGACATCATTTGCCTTGCAGCAGTTAATTCATCAGGATCTAAAATATTTGTATCACTAGCTTTAAATAAACCAGCATACCAATCTTTGTTTTCTTGTGCGTCTTTGTAAAGTTGAAAGAAATAATTTCTACCTTTGGGTGTTCCAATAAATACGCACCACCCTTTTCGGTCTGCCAAAGCTGGTCTTATAACCTCTGGAAATATTGTAGGTTTAATGCTTTGAGTTTCATCAAATACACAACCATCTAAAAATATACCTCTTAGAGCTTGATCGTTCTCAGCTCCAAGAATTGTAATCCTTGAGCCATTTGGTAGATCACATCTTAATTCTGACTCATTAAATTTTGTTCCAGGTATCTTACCAGCAAACTGTTTTATGTAATCCCAAGCAGTAGATTTACCTTGTTTGAATGTTGGCGATATAAAGGCATATCTAGGGTTTGGCAAAGGACAAGTAAGAGCTGCTTTAATCATGTGATTTACTAGCATGACTGTCTTGCCACTTCGTCTATGTGCAACGATTACGTTAAATCGGTGCTTATCAATTTCTTTATGCAAAAAATTTTGCAATTCTCTTGGTTTATATGGAATGACTATTTCTGGCATTTTAAAACAAAACCCCCCTAATGTACTGTAACTCCTTGAGGTACATTTAATAATTGTTCAATGCCAAAATCTTCCATGATGTGATGAGAGAAATATCTACATTCTCTAAGATCGTTAAAGCCACCAAAGTGAACAACAACAGAGTTGCTGCTTTCCATAATGTAAATTACAGCAGAGTAACCTTTTTCGTTGTCGTCAAAATCCATCATTACTTGTTTTTTTTCTTAAGTAATTTTTTTATAGCTTCTTTTAAAGCTGCTTCTTCATCTTCTTTTTTTCGTTTAGCAAACTTTTTTTTACTTTCTTCAGTTTGTGCATAAAAATTTTTAGTCATTGTGATTTCCTTGTTTAGTTGTGTAAAGGTTCTATCGTTATTAGCGAAGCCTCAAATTTTTTTTTTGGGGGTGTCCTTTTTTTTACCCCCTCAAAACCTCAGTAAATAACCAAATAAATTTACCCATTGATATTTAATCAATAGTTATTGGTGATTTACTTAAAAAATTAAAGGTTTTGTATTCTCTTTGTATGCTCTTTGAATTTTTTTTAATTAATTTGCCTTAGCTTTGCTGATCTTCTTTATAAATGTATCGTATAAGTTTGGATATATTGGTTGAATAATATTTAATATAATCCTTGTATTACTTAACTTTTATTACTGCTGCCATTTAATCTCTATTGGTTTATCACCACCATTTAGAGTTAATTTTGTATCTTTTCCATACCTTACAGGACTTAAAACAGAGCTTAACCACTTAGCATTGGATTGCATTTCTTTAATTAAATGTGCAAATGGCAAACTATTGTCCATCTTTCCTGAGTTCTCTAAGGTATTAATAGACTCCATTAATTTATCTTGAGCTTCAGCTATAACCATTTCAATGCCAATCTTTTTACAAGTGTAATATTGATCTTGTAACTTTTCAGAGTCTTTCAATTTCTGGCTAAATGTAGCCCATGAAACCATATCAGGATCTTTGCAAATCTTCCTGATAGATTCACCATTACAGAGTCTATTTAAAATAGTTTTTTCTATTGTCTTATTATATTTGATATTTGCCATAGTTTATAATCGTTATAATGTAGTTAAGTGTTGCATATTTGCAACAGTATTTAATTCTCTTTATAGTTGTTTCTTTGATATTAATTAATTTAATATGAAGTTATCATTTGATTGACATTACTACTTGCTCTGATATTAATTAAGTATGATTCAAATTAAAACAATTAACAAAGGAGATAAAATGAATCTTAATACTAAAGAAGTAATATATAAAATGCTTACTGAAAACACAGGTATTCACATGTGTGATTCAGGTGGTGAAGATGGTCGTAATTGGCAAAGAAATCAAAAAAAATCTTTTAAAGATTTTAACAATGAGCCTGAAATAACTAAAGATGATGATTTAATTTATAAATCATTATTTCATCATTTATCAAATTCAGTTGAATATTTACCTGATTTGACCAATCAACTTAATAAATGGATTAAAAAAGATAAATATGATGCTTTTAAAAATCCAGATGGAAGATCAAATTCATGGCATGATGTTGAAGATTTTATACTTGAATATGTTTATCCTGAACAAGATAAAGTCAATTGCACTTATACTTATAATTTTGATAATTGTTTATCACAAGATATTCAATTTTTATCTTGTGGTGATATGTATGAAAATAATATTATAGCTTTATCAATTCACAATGGTGCAGATGCAAGGGGTGGATTAACTGACTATAAATTTTTTAAAATAGATCCTGATATGTTTTATATTATGGACTCTGAATACTATCAAGATTCGGAGGTTGCATGAATCTTAGAACAAAACCAACATGGGAGCTTAGAGCAATTATAAAAGCTCTGACTCTGCCTGTATCTTCTTTTTTAAATACTGATGAAGACAATGAGAGATTAGAACAAGCTCAAATTGTTTTATATGAAAGAAGATTAAAAAACTCACAACCAATTAAAATGGAGGTAAAATGATTAGAGCAATATATTTTGCATTATGCTTTGGACTAGCTTTGTTTGGTCTATTCGTAATAACACATATCAATTTAACTTTAGGACTTAGTATGTTTGCTTTGTTTATAGTTAAATTCTTTTTAATGCTGCCACAATACAAGGAGGAATAATGAAAGCTAAGGATCTTAATATTTATAATCTATTCTCTGCAACCTATAAAAAAAGAAAGATGTTTTCTTTTATTGGGTTCTCTGAATTATCACTAATGCCTAAAGTTGATAAACCAATAAGACAGATTTCAAATGTTTATCAATTTCCAATCAAGCAATACTACAACCAAAAAAGGAGAGTAAAATAATGGAACTTAAAGAACATGAAACATGGGATTTAGAAAGCTATTTAGGTGTAGATAAATCAGATCATAATTTAGAAGATCAGATTGATAGCTTAATAGATCAAGTAAAATTATTTCTTAACGATCAATCAGATAAAAATAGTTTTATTAAAGATTACAATGATTGGGTTGAAGAAAGAATAGAAAGTGAGAGTAAATAATGAAATATGAAAATGCTTATATTATTGATGACAATAAAAATGATCCAACAGTTTTAAATTTAAAAAATTGTAAGATTGTATTTGATTTTAATAATGAAGATCAACCAATTTTAAAAGATTCTATTAATTTATTAGAATTATTAAACCAACAAACAAAGAAAGAGAGTAAATAATGAAAAATGTAACACCAAATAAAACAAAAAGAGTATCTGAAGATAAAAAAATTGATAAAGTTTTTGATTTAACTTTAGATAAACTTGATGAAATGATGATGAGTATTGAAAAAAGCAGACAATGGAAGTCTTTAAAAAACAATTATAATTTTGGTTTAGTCATGCGTATGGCTATGAAAGAAATATTGTTTAGATATTCAGATAATCATTGTAGCCACATAGTTAAAGATACTTTGAATGAAATTTTATCTGAAATAGCTGACTTTAAAATTTGGGAAGCTAAACAGATGAAAAAAAATACTAAATTAAATTAATTAATAAATCCTTAGAGGTCATTATGATTGAACTAATAATAATTGCAGAGATTATAATGATCTCTTTGTACTTAATTAATCAATAGGAGGAAATATGAGTAATTGTTATGACCATGAAATAAAAATGAATATGTTAAGAGATAAACCAATAGGAACTTTAACTGGTGTAAGAGAAGAACTTGAACACAATAAACTTAAACTTACGAATTGGTTTTATAATCAATTAAAACTATATGATTATGCAGAAAATAATATTGAAACTTGGTATAAAAATTATAGAGGAGAATAATTAATAAGACCTAAACCTTAGTAGAAAGAAAGAGAGAGTAAAGAATATGAGGATTAGGTCTTATATGATTCAAATAAAACTTAAAAAGGTAAAATGATAAATACTATTAAGCTATATTCTACCAG